CTGCATCCCCAGCCATACCCTTGTAGCTCAGCGGAAGAGCAACAGACTTCTAATCTGTTGGCCGCAGGTTCGATTCCTGCCAGGGGTACCATTAAAAGTAGACAATCTAAAAATATTTTGATATAATAATATATAGATCGCTCAATGGAGGATCTATATTAATTTATTCGCTTGAAAGGGGAATAATATGGTAACACAATTTATGGATCTATTTAATGATCCTTTTTTTATTGGCTTTAATAGGGATCTAGCCCGTCTCAATAATATACACCGTGAAGCAATCAATGAATCTTATCCGCCGTATGATGTCTTACAGCATGATAACGATGAGTATGTCGTTACTTTAGCTGTAGCTGGCTTTAGTAAAGAGGACATTTCGGTACAGGTTGATAATGGAACACTTGTAGTTAAGGGTGAAAGAAAAGATATTACGGAAAGCGTTCCAAAGCAGGTGGTTCACAAAGGAATTGCTGCTAGAAAGTTTACACGTACATTTGCATTAAGTGAATATATGGAAGTTACAAATGCCTCATTAGAGAATGGACTACTTAATATATTCTTGGAAAGAATTGTTCCAGAAGAAAAAAAGCCTAGAACAATTAAAATTAAGTAGGGTATAATATAAATCTGCACCCCTTCATCGGGGAGTCGCAGGTAGCGGGCCGTTACCCGCAGGATGGACCTGAGCAAGTCCTCAAACTGCTCTCTATTATTAGTTAGGGAAAATATGGACCTGCATTGGATGTCTGTAAGAGATGATAGTGATTTAATTTCACTTAAACGGCTTTCTAATACTGTCAATGATGCAGGATATAAATCCGTTTTGCTTGTATATCACTCCTTGCTCCCAGACTATATGATTAAGGTTGCCAATATTATGGACCCTAAGCATTCGTTTAAATATATGTTTGCAATTAGAACCTATGCTGTTAGCCCTGAACTTTGTGCAATGATGATGCATTCTTTTCACGAAATAGATAAAGACAGAGTTATGCTGAATGTCGCAGCTGGAGATATGAAAGAAGAAGAAGATAGCGTAAACAATATGGTTTTTATATCTGATCAAATGCAAACTAAAGAGCAACGAGTTTTGTATACAACAGAGTGGATAGAAAAGTTTTTAAGGCACCCAATGTTAGTAAAAAAACCAGATATTGTTATTAGTGGTACATCTGACAAAACAATTGAGAATTCAGAAAAATATGCAGATATTCATTTAGCAATGCTATCAACTTATAAAGATGGGTTTAAGGTAAAAACAAAAAGAAAGATGGCATCAACTATAGTTATAATACGTGATACAGATGAAGAGGCTAAGGCGGTAGCCGATCAAGAAAAAAATGACATGATGCGTAGGTCTATGGTGCATGGAACAGAAGAAACAGTTATACAAAAATTAAAACAACTAAAGCTTTTAGGTCTAACAGACATACTTGTGTCTGATAGCATGTGGGACAATCAGCTATATAGGCTGCATGAAATGGTAAAGAAAGTGCAAGGTGTTCTATAGTGCCAGTATATGAATACAAATGCAGTCAAGATGATGCACACGCAACACTTGCAGTAACACGCTCAATCTCAGAAGATGATCCAGGATACATCTGTGAAGAATGTGAGGCGGGAATGATTAGACACTTCACCCCATTCGGTATACAGTTTAAGGGTAATGGCTTTTATAAAACAGATAATCCTAAATAGTTCAATGGTATAATTACTAAGTAAGCAAATATATTGCATTACTTAGGAGATACCTAGTTGACTAGAAAGATTAAGTACTTTTTAACCAGCCTTTTTGTAATCGGCTGGCTTTTCCTTTTTAGTCCTAATTTTGCTAATGCTAATGAGCCTCCTGCTCCTGCGGAACAAGTTGTAGTAAGCCCTGCACAACAAGCAGTAAACACAGCAATTGCAACAGCAACAACAGAAGTAGCACAGGCAGCGCAAGCCTCAGATACAGCAACAGTAACAATAGCCACAGCGGTCCAAGCAGTAACAGCATCTAATACAGCCGTAGCTGCAGCAAATACTGCGGTGACTGCAGCAACTACTGCGGTAGCGGAAGTGTCAAATGTATTACCAGCAGTAGAAACTGCAACAACAGTTGTCCAAACAATTACTTCAACAGTAGCGGCAGTCACACAAGCTGTAGCCGCAATACCAGTAACAGCCACAACCCAAACACCAGAGGTTGTAGCGGCGCAAACAGTAGTAACGCAAGCCGTTGCTACAATAGATTCTGCAGTAGCCACGGTAATAGCAACAGCAACTCCATTAATGACGGAGACTCCAACCACGGTTGCACAAGTAGCCACAGCAATTGCAACAGAAGTTGCCCAATCAGAGACAGCCACAGTTTTAGTTCAATCAGCACAGACAGCAATAGATACGGCTACTGCAACAGTTGCTACAGCAACTACAGCGGTGGCAGCAGTAACACCTGCACGGACAGAGGCTCAAACACAGTTAACTCAAGCAAACGTAGCAATTAATAACGCCCAAGATGCAGTAAATGCACTTGCCGCAACCATTGGCACCACAACAAATGTTTTATCTGGTGTAGATGACGCTGGCGTCCGCATGAATCTACCATTTAATTTACAAATGGGTGGGGTTACATACAACAATGTTTATGTTGGATCTAACGCAACAATAACTTTTGGAGTAAATGAAGGTGCAAATTACTACACTACGCCAAATGCTCCCTCTATTTCTATAGCTGGATACGACTGGACTACTTGGAGTAATGGATCTGGAATCACATATTCAACAACCACAAACACCCTTAGCGTTGCTTGGGATCTTAGAGTTTATCCTTTACAAACAGCCGAGACACAAATGACTCAGGTTAGATTTAACGCAGATGTAAACCCATCAAATGGAGCATGGCAAGCCGATGTAAGTGTTACTGGCCCTATCCCAAATGGGGCTAGATTCAACGTAAGAGAGACAACGGGCGGCGCTGTAACAGATATTAATAATACAAGCACTACTACAGGCTTTACTGGAACAATCAGTCAAGGCCCCGCATTTACACCTACACCTGATCCAAGCAATGCATCAGTTCAGGCGGCAATAGAAACAGCTAATGCACAAATTGCTACATTAAACTCAGCGGTTACAACAATTGTTGCAGCAAATACAGCAAACACAAATACAGTTATTGCGCCAATTGCAACAGTTTCACAAAATACAATTACATCATTAAATAATGCAAGCACAGATTTAACAAATAAAGTAACAGCAATTGCAAATGTTTCAGTAGCTGTAGAAAAAGTAACCACTGCACCTACAATAGTAGCAGCAGCACAAACAGTAATTGATGCAGTTCCTGCACCCGCACCTACTCCTCCACCTGCGCCAGCCCCAGAACCTGTACAGCCTGAGCCAGTTGCTCCACCAGTTGTTGAGCCGCCAGTAGTTGTTCCTCCCGTTGTTGAGCCACCCGCAGAAGAGCCCCCTGCAGAAGAGCCACCCGCAGAAGAGCCACCTGCAGAAGAGCCACCCGCAGAAGAGCCACCCGCAGAAGAGCCAGAGGCGGGATCAGAAGAAGCAGTAGAAGAATCTGTTGATGATGCATTGTCTGATGGGAAAATAGACGAATCAGAAGCAGAAGATATTTTAAATGAATTAGCAAGTGATGGTGAAGTAACTGCAGAAGAAGTTCAGAACCTTGCAGATGCTTTATCTGAAGATGGAAAATTAACTAATGCAGAAAAGGAATTAGTTGCAGATGCCCTTGTAGAATCCCTTGAAGATGGAGGGTCTTTAACTAAAGAACAAATACAAGAAGCTGGAATTGAATATAAAGATTTACCACCTTCAACACCAGTAGATGTGAGAACAGATGAAAACGGAAATGCTGTTGTAATTACTGCAGCGGTTGCAGCACAGGTAGAATTGCTTCAAGATCCAGGAGCACTGGTAGAAGAATTATTTACAAATCCAGCAGCAGCATTGGCTGCATTTGGAAGCATAGGCGCAGATATGTCTGACGAAGAAAGAGAAGAGGCAACAGATATGGTTGTTGCTACAGTAGTTGCAGCAGGTGCTGCAATTAACGCTGCAGCAGTTGCCACAGGGGGAGCCACAGGAAGTGGCACAGGGGGCGGAGGAAGTTCTGGTGGAGGCTCAGGAGCCAATTCACCAGGTTCACGAGGAGGAAGAAAATGGTAAGAATAGTAAAAAATATCCTAAAAGATATGGTAGACCAAGCATGGACCCTTCTTGGTATGTTTATAGCTTGGGTAGTTTTGGATGGAAGTGCAAAGACTATTGTTGGTTATGGAATCATGGCAACAACTGCTCTTTGGATAATTACAAGCCCAATAAGAAATAAGGAGGAATAAAAATGGCAAAAGCATATATAGAAGAACCAACACAGGTGGGATCAGGAGCAATTGCAAGCATTAATAATATTATCATGCGTATAATTGCTGTATTTGCAGCATCAGGATTGTCCGTAATTGGAGCAGGTGCAGTGGTAGGAATTGAAACCTACAAGGCAGTAATATTGGCTGGAACTTTAGGGGTAGCAACTGTAGTTGAAAGACTAGCAAGAGGCTTCCTGGATGATGGAAAGCTAACTGTATCAGAAATTAATGCAGCATTTTCAGCAGTAGACAAAAAAGCAAAATAAATGCTATACTACTTGTAGTCTTAAAGGAGGCAAAAATGTCAAATAACACACACCCAAATGCAGCAAAAGTTGTTGCCGCAGCAAAAAAGTATGCTGACGAAGGATACTCAGAAGGACCAAACAACGATACAGTTTTTGGAAAAAGATACGGAATGAATCACCAACCTTGGTGTGCAATGTTCGTTTCAGGATGCTTTGATGACGCAGGACTAGTTCACCTAGTTGCCGCTTCAACAAAGAAAGGTTTTGCATCATGCGATGCTGGAGCACAATGGTTTGCAAAGAACAAGAGAATTGTTCCAATTGGTCAAGCACAAGCAGGCGATGTAGTATTTTTTAACTTTGACAAGACACCAACAGATACAGAGCATGTTGGAATTGTTGTAAAGAATGACGGAAAAAATTTACACTGCTACGAAGGAAACACTTCAGGTAATGCAAAGGGATCACAGGCAAACGGAGATGGCGTATTCCTTAAGAAGAGAGCCTACAGCCTAGTAATGTCAGTTGCTCGTCCAGATTGGGATGCACCAGCACCAAAAGCTGCACCTGAAAAGAAGGCGGCAGTAAAGAAGAAGTAATGTACGAATATCATGTTAAGAAAGTAAACAATGTGGTAGACGGGGACACAATAGATGTAGATATCGATCTAGGCTTTGACATATCCTTTAGCTCAAGAGTTAGGCTTGCTGGAATAGACACACCAGAAAGCAGAACAAAAGATAAAGCTGAAAAGGTTCTCGGGCTTGAAGCTAAAGAATATGTTAAGTCTAAGATTAAAGATGCTAAAGATATTGTAATCAAGACAGAAAAAATGGATTCATCAGAAAAATATGGCCGAATACTTGGCTGGTTATATCTAGATGGATCAACAACTTCTGTTAATGAGCAAATGATTGCAGAGGGCTATGCCTGGGGATACTTGGGCGAAACAAAAGTAAAAGACTTTGAAGCCCTTGCAAAACTAAGAAATAAAAAGAAGTAGTCTATCTGTTTTTATGTTTTTCTAAAAACTCAAGAGTTGTTTTAACTTCTTGATGGATTCCATTTCTTGCATTAGTGTATCTTTGTGTTTTGTAAAAATCATCTGCATTTCTAGAAGAAGGCCAGAAGAATGAAATAAAATTATTTCTTTCACCAGATGTAACGGGAGTAACTTCGTGTGGCACTTCTTCATCTCCAGTAAAGAATATAAAAGTTCCAGGTTTAGGCTTAATTTTAAAATTTTGTAATGGAAAGTTTAATTCTCCGCCTTCGCAGTCTGAATAAAAGTATAAAAGTCCAGATCGGTCTAAATCGGCTCCAGGTCTTTCCAACAATTCATCTTTTGATGATACAAACCTATTGTCCATGTGTAAAACATTTTGTCCGCCAGTAAGCATCTTGCTGTAAAAAGCTGTCTTTAACTCGTAATCTTCTTTATAAAAATCAGATATTACACGAGACATAACTGGGCATAACATTGAAAGCAAATCAATTGCAACATTGTGCCAAGGATCGCTATTATATGGAGAATGAATTTTTCCGTCTATGCTTTTGATGTTTTTCATATATATACTATACCATATTTGTGCTATAATTGATACATGGAAAAATATTTAATTAAAGTCAATATTGATATAGAGGTTGAAGCCTTCAATGAATCTGATGCAAAAGAATATGCCCTTGACGTATTAAATATAGATAACGAAATTAAACATATAGATATTTTAAAGATAAAAAAAGTCAAATAGTCTATTGACAATATAGGCTCAGATATTATATAATAGGATATAGGCGGAACTAACAGACAGGAAAATAAGTGCTAGTTTTGACGCCTAAAGGAGTTGATGTCTTTATTAAAAGATTTAGCTCTAAAGACAGACAGTCCTATTGGGACAACTATAATCTCATTATATGGAAAAGGAACCCTACTGGATTCTCTAATAAAAATGGATTATTTAAAAATAATTCTTGGGGAATTGCAGAAAACTTTCCTATAAATACAGACGGAACATGGAAGATGTCGGACAAATATGTCAAATATTTTAAATGATCTAGGTGTAGAAGAGAACGATTTTAAGTGGTTTGATATTGCTGTATGTAGAGGTATGGATACAAATTTATTCTTTGATAAATATGAATCAGACCCAGTTATAGCGGCAAGCATTGATGAGGCCTGCTTAAGTTGTCCAGTTTCCAAAGACTGTTTTGAGTCAGGCTCCATGAACAATGATCACGGAGTATGGGGCGGAATCTATCTAAACTCTGGCGAGATAGATAAGGTAAAAAATATTCACAAGACAAAAGACTTGTGGCAAAAAATTAGAACAAAAAATGGTATTTAACGGTGGAGTTTATCAATAAAGATAAAGATCACTTTAAGTATGGTGTTAATGAATGGACAGGTGAACCAAATAAGCCTGTATTTTATACCGCAGAAATGGCAAAAAGAATCAGGGAAATTAAAAAGCCTGATATGGGTTTGCAGATGGACATAGTGAAGTATCCACAGTTTTTAGCAATAAGACTATATGAAGACAATTTTTTAAAATACGAAGGTGTTAAAAAAGAAATGGTAATTGATTATGTTGGAAAGGTTAAAAAGGTAATCGAGTCTTACGGAGTAAGATGCGAACTAGAGGGGGTACCAAGTGCGAGAATACTACGAAGTAATTAAGATCGTATTCATTCATTCTGAAAGAGTATACGGCTCAGTAGAAAGCTTGGGCCTATATGCATCAAAAGTTAGATACCAAAAAGATGGTATTGAAATAGAAGAGGTGTTGGAAAATGATGAGTTTACTGTAATGGATGAAATTATTTTTGAGCACGAAGAGGAATCTAATTAATGGAAAAAATATTGTGTTACTGCTGTAACAAGACAAAAAATAAGCTAAATGTAAGAAAATCAATCTTGATGCCAATTAACCTATTAATGTGCGAAACATGCATAGCGTCTAAATTTGAGCCAAGATGGGTAATAATTCTTGCGGGCAGGCAACTGGGATCTGAAGCTGTTAAAGAATTCATTATTAAAAAAAGATACGCAGGCAATGACATTATTGCCTCTGAACTTTTGGTTTAAGTCAACTAAAAATAATTTAATAAATTTAGATTAGTTTTGAATTATAACTATTAGTCAAGTATAATTTACACATGAGCTTATTAGAATGGATTGTGCTGTCGGCTGCTGCAAGCGCTGGACTAGGATACTTTGTAGGCAAATTCATTAAACTATTTAAGACTTGGTTTGATTTTATTGATGAGTGGTATGGAACGGAAGATACTCCAGGAATAACCGCTAGGCTAAATGACGGACAAGAGCATTTTAATAAAATAGACACTGAGCTGGCAACAATTAAAGCTGAGTTATTTAATAATGGCGGGTCTTCCTTGCGTGATGCAATTGACCGTATTGAAAAAAATACCTCAAAATAGACTATACCTTCGAATTTATATTTAGTATACTAGATGTATGACCTGTATAGTAGCTATTGCCCAAAATGGTGTTGTTTATATGGCATCCGACCATGCCGCATCGGATGACAAAACTGGCTGGATCCTTGCAAGAAAAGAACCTAAAGTATTTAAAGTAGGTCAGTATGGGATTGCATTTACAGATTCATTTCGCATGGGACAAATTTTGCAGTATTCGTGGGCTCCACCAAAGTATACACCAACAAAAACTAATTCAGGTTTAGATAAGTTTATGAGAACTAAATTTATTGATTCAGTAAAACAAGCATTTAAAGACAATGGTTATGGAAGCATTGGATCTTCTTCAGAAGAAGATACGGGTGGAATTTTTATAGTCGGTGTGTGTGGTCGCATATTTACAATAGATGAAGATTTTCATGTTGGAGAAAATGTTGTTAACTATATGGCGGAGGGAAGCGGAGGAATGATAGCACTAGGGGCTCTGTATGCTACAAAGAATCAGAAGAATCCACGCTTGCGCTTAAAGGCTGCATTAGAAGCTGCTTCAGAGTTCAATATGAGCGTATCTGCTCCCTATACATACATTCAGGTTTAAGGTATAATAGAACTATGAAATGGCTCATAGTAATTGCAGTTACTCTTGCAGTATACATCTGGGCATCAAAAGTTAAAGCCAGGATTAAGCTATTCTTTGATAACTATGAGGTTTTGCTGGTAGACAAAGAAGATGTAGAACGAGAAGGATCACACACTGACGATATTTTAAATCTTCGTCCAGAAACTTACGAAAACTCTATTGATTTAAGAGGCACTCCAACTCACATTTGTCCCTGTGGATCACAAATATGGAGCCTTAAGGTTATATTTGAAGATTTTGAAATTGCTACATATTTCTTAGACATGGAATGTGTTAGTTGTGGTAGTGTTGCTACAGCACCTACTCCCGTAGACAGAAAGGAATAATGATGAGAAAGTCAGAAAGACTAAGACTGCTCGAAATGCAGGTAGTTAGACTTGAAATGATGGTGGAGCTATACACACAAAGCTTAACTAATCTATTACAATCTCAGGGCCTACAGTCACCAACCAACCTAGACGCTGGTAAATGGTATAAGGCTAAATTAGATACACTAGACAAAGAATAGGCTATTGACAATCTGTCATTATTTAGTAGAATAGATAGTATGAATAAAAAAATAATCACGGCTCTAGTAGCCCTAGCACTGGTTTTACCTACAACTGCAACTGCTGCTGTTAAAAACAACATCAGCAATAAGTCAGCACAAGTTCCAACAATAGCAATCCTTGATACAGCGATTGACACATCTCTACCAATGTTTAAAGACAAAATTATTTATGAGGCATGCGTTGTTCAATGGAGCTCATGTCCTAATGGACTATCTGTTATGGAAGGCCCAGGATCTGCTACATTAAAGACAGAATGGCTTTCAAAGAACGGATTTGACCACGGAACACAAATGTCATCTCTTGCGGTTAGGACAAACCCAAACATCAATATTGTTTTTGTTAAAATTATCGGTACAAATATTAATGGACTAAGACAGGCTGCTGGAGAAGCAACTGTATTCAATGCATTAGATTGGGTAATTCAAAACAAAAATAGGTTTAACATTCAAGCAGTTTCTATGTCCCAGGGGCACCACAACCTTGCGACTGGTTTAGATTATTGCCCTAAGACGCCAATAACTGAATCAAAAATTGAAACATTAAAGTCAATGGATGTTGGAGTATTTTTCCCAACAGGGAACGCTAGAGACTATTCAAGAATTGATTGGCCTGCATGTATTCCTTCTGCGATAGCAATTGGTGCTACAATGCCAACAAAAACAGTTGCGGTCTATAGCAACTATGACCCTAAGCTTACAGATTTTTTTGCACAGGGAACAACTCAAGCAATAACTGTAGGCGGAAAAACTATCAACGTTGCGGGAACTTCTAATGCAACTGTAATTGCAGCAACCTCTTGGGCAACAATCAAAGCCTCAAAGCCAAACCTTACATATGCACAGATATATGACTTAATTGCTAGAACATCAATCAATACATCTAGTTCTAAAGTACTTTCGGGTAAGTTAATTGATCTAACTGGCGCTCTTAATGGCTGATCAGTTAACCGTACTTGAAGAAATTATTAAAGAAATCGGTGAGGAGTTGTACCAGAAATGGTACAACGCCCTTGCGATGGAAGATAGAAACGAAGAAGCTTCAAAAGCAATGTCTGTAAATGCAGGCGAAACTGCGTTTTGGGTTGTTCAAACATTTATGAATAAATTTAATAATGCAGCAGAGGAACTAAAAGGAGAGTAAGTTGATAGTTACAGATGAAAGCTTTGATGGAGTGCTTAAGTCTCACGATTTAGTTCTCATTGATTTCTGGGCTCCATGGTGTGGTCCTTGCAAAAAGATCTCTCCAATCCTAGATGAAATATCAAATGAGCGTGGATTGTGGGTCGGAAAGTTAAATGTTGATGAGAATCCTATCAAAACAGCAGAATACTCTGTAACTTCTATCCCTTATATGGTATTATTTAAATCGGGAAAGCCAGTAAAAACAATTGCTGGCGCTAAGCCTAAGCATCTAATGCTGGAAGAGATTTCAGAATGGATTTAGAATTTGATTCCGAAGACTCTAATCACTTAGAGTTTGAAATCTGGCTTAAGAATGGCTATGACCGTGGATGGGTATCGGATGTATTTTGCGATACTCATGATGGTCCACCAATGTCAGATGAAGAAATGCAAGAATGGGATGAAGGTGGAGATCCCTGCTCGTTTCATGTAAAGATACATGAATTACACTAACTTTCTGTGCTCACATAAGACACAGAAGAAATAAGGAGAATAAATTAAATGAACTCATTTAAGAAAGTATCGCTAATCATCGCTGCAGCCCTGACTAGCACAATGCTAGTATCGCCAGCAGCTAACGCTAACGCTGGAACTGTCACCCTAACGGTGGCGGGTTCTGCAGCAACAGGTGGAACAGTAGTAACAACTCCTGTAGCACTGCCAGTACCAGCAGATAACAGTATCGATGCAGCAGATGCATTGAAGATTGCCGTAACATCAGTAGACACAGGCACAGTAGTAACAGCAGTTGCAGTTAATGCAACAATTGTTCCTGCCCTAACTGGAACTACAGTAGTCACAGCATCATCTGGAACATCAACACTTTCAGTTTCAACAGGAACTGGAAACTCAGCAGACTTTTATGTATATACTAAAAGTACAGCAGTAGGATCAGTATCGATTACTCGTGCTGGAACTACAACAGTTTACTATGTACAAGGTACCGCAGGTGCTTTGAACTCAATTACACTAACCGCTCCTGCATCAGCAGCAGCAGGTACATCACAGGTGCTTAAGGTATCTGGTTTTGACGTGTTCGGTAATGCAAAGGGTGGAGCCACAATTAATACTTTGGTTTCAAGCTCTGGAGCAGCATTGGCAACAGCGCTGACAACTGACACAGCAGTAGCAACACTTGGAACAAAAGAGCAGACAGTAACAGTTCCTGCAACTGGTTCAATCACAGTAGTTGCATACGCAACAGTAGCAACAGCCGTAACAGGTTTAGCAGCACCAGTCGGTTCTGTAAGCGCTACAATTGTAGTACGTGATATTGCAGCAGAACTTGCAGCAAAGAATGCAGAATTAGCAACAGCTAATGCAGCACTCAAAGCAGCACAAGATGCTCTAGCAGCAGAGAAGGCAGGACGTGCAGCCGATAAGGCAGCATCAGATTCTGCAACAGTTACCGCTAAGGCAGCTTCTGATCTTGCAGCAGCAACAGCAGCAGCAAAGTACAAGGCTGAATACAATGCACTTGCAACTAAGTGGAACAAGAAGTTCCCTAAGCTAAAGGTTGCACTAAAGAAGTAAATCTTCTATTAAAGGGGCAGGACTCAAGGGTCTTGCCCCTTTATCATATAAATGATAGAATAGGTATATGGATAAACTCATAGAGTACCTAGATGAAAACCATAGAAGAAAAATTGCGGACGAGATAAGATATTTAGAATTGCCTCCAGAGTGGAGACCGTATGAAGTTATACGATATATAGTAGGGATTATAGAAAAGAAAAATGGCCAAACATCACGACAAAATTAAAAAGGCTTTAGAGCAAAGAATTGCAGCAACACCTAACGGTGCAGGATTTAAGAAGCCAGGTTCCATGAATAAGAAAAAGACAGGTTACCGTGGCCAAACAGCCAAAGGATCCAAATAGTGTTTGGTGAAATATGCGAAATGGACGGATGTAATAATAAGTCCACTAGGATAGCTGCAAAAAAAGAAGGAATGATTATAGATATATGTGACCAATGCTGGCACAATCAATTTAAAAGTTAAGAGGAATAAAATGGAATCGTCTAAGAGAAGTTTATACAAATCATTGTCTTGGCCTGTAGTTCACATTTTTTTTGTAGGAACATTAGTTTACTTTTTTGAACTGCTTATTACTGGAGAAGCACACTGGGAGTATGCTGGTACATTTGCAATAGTTTATACCTTATGCGAAGCCCTAGGGTTCTTTCTACACGAAAGAGCATGGAATAAATACGGTAATAAGATTAAATAATGAAAGTTTTGTCAGATAGAATTTTTATAATTGAAGATTTTTTATCTGATGATACATGCGATTTTTTAGTCAAAAGCTTTTCAAATAATTTAATAAAAGCTCCAGAATGGACAAACGGATCTGGTGATTATTCAGGTGGGGCCAGCAAAGGTTTTTGGAAAGAGGGAGTTTTTGCAGGACCATCTTATGGATACAAGCATAGACAGATAGAGCTTTCCGCTACTAATAAAATAATCCCATATGACGGTGATAACGATTTATCAAAAGATTTATTAACTGGCGTAGGAGTTTTGCAAGAAAAAGCAGTTGCAAATATATTTAAAAAGGATATACATCTTGATCATATGTTATATTGCCATATGATTCCTGGGGCAACTAATAAATTACATTCAGATAACTGGCTAGATATTCAAGAGGAAGATCATTCAGGATTGTTATATTTAACTGACGATTATAAAGGAGGTTTACTCCAATTTCCAGACCAAGAAATATCTCTTAAACCTAAAAAGGGAACGTTTATATGCTTTAAGGGAGATGCCGATTTGCCACACGAAGTCACTGAGGTAACCGCTGGAAACCGCATAAACCTAATAACATTCTATTCGATTAGATCTTAGTTTTAGTCTATTAAAACAATAAATGCTATAATAGACAGATGGATGGATTTCTAGACCCATCTAAATACAACCTATAGGAGTAATACAATGACAAACGGAAATGATTTAACAGGATTCAATGAAGTAAAGGCACCAACAACAACAGCCTGGAATGGTGAGCAATATGCAGCAGATCCTGCAGCAGCGTTCCCATCAACAGACAAGTCATCACAAGATGGCGCAGGACTAGGCAACGGCGGTAAGTAATAATGTGCGTTGAATGTGGTTGCGAATCATTGGGTAGTGAAACTGGTATTGTTCCAGTAACTATTACTGATGTTTCAAGAGATGGAGAGTCAGGATTAACACTATCAATGACCTCTACCCCTGAGCAATATCCAAAGCAAGGCATTAAGCCAAGAATGAAGATAGATGTTAATAGTCACGGAATACGCAGAGAGACATCATTAGATCCAAAGCCTAAAAAGACAAGACCAAAGAAGGTCTAACTATATATTAGATATAGCCCCAGTTACGGGGCTATATTTATTTAAGGATAACAATGTGCAAAAAATGTGGTAATTGTTCAGCAGAACATAATGGAAGAACTATAGATGATGCTATAGATGAAATCCTTGACTCTCCAATATAAATATTATATAATAGATAAATAGTAGAAAGAAGTTTAAAGTGTATTGGTCGTATATATTAGCTGTCATTGGTGTGGCAGGCATATTTTTTGTGGGGCGGAAAACAATATGGGGATGGCTCATACTATTATTTAATGAAGTATTATGGATAACATACGCCCTATTAACTGACCAGTATGGATTTATCTTGTCAGCAATTGCATATGGTATTGTTTATATTAGATCCTACATACACTGGAAAAGAGAAGAATAGTGATGCAAAAAGTGCGGCGAAAAGAGAGAGAGAGCATGTTAAGAATTAAAAGTATTTTTTGCAAAATTAAAGGACACGTACTAGTAATGGCAGGTTCGTGCCCATACACTGGATCAACCTATGAATACTGCGAAAGATGCACGGCAATGATTCCTGTTCAGAAAGCGGTTTAAAATGTTAACTGATTTAGTTGAAAGATACCTT